AACACCAGTTGTGGAGGCACAATCATCTTCGTCGGTTGGACGCTGATTAACAGTCCTCTGTCATCGGTGAATTGAGATATGCTGATCAGCATTGCCTCTAAGCTGGTCTCATTGAGGTCAGCCATAGTGGTTTCCCTGTTCGCAGCAGTACCGCCGCCAGCCAATGGGTGAGCAGTGTTTATCAAAGACACTCCATCACCACCCGTGAAGCTAGAACTAAACGCATTGTTTAATACGTCAGCGCCCTTTACTTCTTTGGTGTTAGCCATCGAGTTGGCTAAGGCTTTGGTGTAGCGCTTACCCAGCGAGTCATAGAGATTATCTTCTATCGCTTCACTGGTAAGGGAAAATGCCAGAGCTATTGTTTCATTCGTGTACCTACTCGTAAAAGACTCAGAAGCTGTGTCATATTGAACGCCTTGACCTTCGGTCTTAGTAGGCGCTGATCCAAATCCGGTGATCAGCACTTCCTCTTCGAAGGCGCGATCTGAAGTTTCTTGAGCGAAGATCTCGGAAAATTCCTCGGTGTAATTTTCGTAGTTCAACCCAAATAATGCGTTCAATCCCGGTTCTAATTCTTTAGCAAGTTGTGCTCTTGAAATTGCCATTTAACTTACCCCCTTATGCCAAGCCAGCAGACTTCACGCCCATGATGTGGTTTTGGATAACCACTAGGACGTTTGTGTTGCTGCTTGCTACATCGTCATTGTCGGGATCTTGAGAAATGTCAATGGCTTTCAACGGCAAGGTTGTTGTCGTTGCGCCAGTGCTCACATCAAGCTCCATGTTTGATCTACCCGAAGCGGTGTCACCTGTGGTGCTTTGATCAATAATATCAAAATTGCCCAGCAAATCTGCGACGGGAAATTGCTCGTCGGCTTGAATCTCAAAAACGACATTGGGATCATCAACGATAAAAGCGATGATATCCGAAGCTGAGATCGATCCGGGGTAGTGGTTTGCGAAAACCTGTTCACCAGTTGTTGGGTCCGTGTATTGGACTCCGTTAAAAACTCCAACGACAGGGACAGTCGAGGAGGCAGCAGCTCGTTCAATACCGCCACCAGTTACTTGCTTAACCAAGTCTCCTTGGAAAATTTTAGTGCTGTAACCAGACGCTATTCTATAACGGCTTTGACCTCCAGAGAATGGTGCTCCTCCCATCATTCGGGAAGGGCGTAAACCAAAAGCGGCATCTTTATTCGCCATTTTTCAGTCTCCTAGTTTCTGCCAAAAGTTACACGGCTGTCTCTCTGTGGATCATACTTAACGTATCTGCCGTCACCACCTCTCATCTCGTTAAACATATTGTTATCGAGCGATTCGGTAGCCTCTTGAGTTTTTCGCGCATAATGAGCGTTTCTCTCATCGACAGTTTCAGTCGGCATTTTACACAGGAGTAAGCCATCGTTATAAATCACCCCGGAAAACTTACCGGAATCCATAGTTGGTAAGTCCCAACCCGTAGGCAGTTCTTCAGGTCTTACTGGTTCCCAGCCTTCCCTGATTCTGCGAGATACGTTTGATGGATCTGGTTTGCCAAGCATAGATTCTCTCACCCATCTGTAGGTCATACCTACTGGTGGTGGAGGAGTATCTAACTGCCTGACCTCTTCCCAAGGCTTACGCCTAACCTCTTTATCGTGCGTTAGACTGTCACGAGTCGATCTAGTGCTTTTTGTCTCAGCCATTACATTGCCTCTCTTTGTTGCTGTTTGAGTTTCTCTTTAGCCACAAGTTTTAACCAAGCTTCCTGATTCATGTTAGCCGGTCTCAACTTTTCGAGTCTGTCAATTTCTGATTGGGCAAAACGCACTCCATCATTATTTCCTTGTGTTTTCGTCCGACCTCCACCTACGGAAGCACCAGCCACCCGTTGCACAGTCGTTTGGCTGGTCGTTGACTCGGAACCTCGATCATTCTGGTTATTACCAGAAGATGCAAGATTAGGATAAGCTCTTTTGATTCTTTGGTCCAGAGCTTCATAGTAGTCATCCGAATCAGGCTCATAGCCCTCATGGATTAAATTGTTGTGGTGAAAGTAAGCAAATTGAGTCGCTTCACTATGCTCTTCGTTATCCATGTCACCATACCAAGAGTTCCTTTCATGCCATCGTGCCGCCTGTGGGGTTGGCTGCGCTGGCTGAGGTTGCTGCTGTTGAGGCTGATATTGCTGCTGATCAACGTATTGCTCTTGTGGAGCCTCTTGTTGTTTATTCTTCTGAACCCTGACCTTTTCTTTTGCGATAGCGATTTCGTTCTTCAAAGAGTCTGCTTTAGTTAAAAGATCAGCATCACCTTGTTGCATGGCTTTGCGGTAGATGTCATCGACTTGCGCTTCTTTTGCTTTGAGAGATTCTTCTTCTTTATCCAGCGCTTTTGATGCTTGCTCTTGGGCCACACCGCGCAAACGACGAAGCTCGTTGTCCTGTTGTTGAACCAGAGTTTCGAGTTGTTGTGCTCTTTCTTCGGTTTGCCTGTTTCGCTGATTGAGCTTATTGATCCGCTTTGTTACACCTTTGGTGTACTCATCTAATTCGTCTTGCGGCTGCTGCGCCTCTGCGTCCTCCTCTACTGAGATGGAGATGTTTTCTTCTTCTGGTTGTGTTTGTTCTGTATTTTCTATCATTGCAAAGTCTCAATATCATCAGGATCTAAAATCGTTCCAATAACATCGTCATCGTTTATGATACGAACTTCGATGCCATCCCCCACTCTAAATCGAGCGCCAGCGTAGCGACCAATGAGAACCCACTGGTTTTCCTCGCACCAGTGTTCCTCTCCGTACTTTTCTTTGTCGTTATAACAAAGCGGTCCCTTCTTAACCACCCAAGCACACATAGTTGCTAGAGACTCTTTATCGACAGTCTGCTGCAACAGTTCAATACCACCTTCAGTTTTTGTGCTTTTCTTTCTGATGAGAACAAGGATTCTCCAACCAGCGGGGTCAGGCATCCTTTCAATAGCGGTTTTTTCGATCAGGGTAGGGTCAAGGTACAAATCGTCTTCTTTGACGAAAGCTTTCTCAAGTCCTGCGTCCACGCTCACTCCTTAAAAAAATTGGCGATTTCGGCTTCGACCAAGTTTAACGAATGTATTTGACCTTGCAAGTTTTTGTAGTGTTCTATATCTTTTAGCAAACCATCCATCATGGTTTCTTGAATAGCTGAACGCTGCTCATCGATCAGTCTTTTCAACTGATTAGCCAGCTCAATCGCGTCCATTAGAGTGGGTTATATTCTGAGTCGGTATACTTAAGACCTCTAGTAGCAGCACCGCCGCCTCTAGCTTGCTTAGTTACTCTAACCGCACCACCTTTCTTCATACCTCTAGCGGTCTTCATCGCAATGGCGACAGCTTGCTTTTGAGGCTTACCTTCTTTTTTTAACATACGAATGTTATCCCCGATTGTTTTGTCACTAGAACCTTTTTTGAGTGGCATATTATTTTTTCTTTGCTGGAGCTTTTTTAGCTTTAGCTTTTTTCGCAGGAGCTTTCTTTGGCTCTGGAGTAGCTTCTTCTACAGGCGCTTCTTCAACCACTGGAGCGGGAGCTTCCTTGCCAGCAATCCTTGCCATCTTTGCGGCTATTCTAGCTTTAGAAGCGGCTTCTTTTTTCTGCCTTTCTTCCTCTGCTTTGATCCGCTCTCTTACCTCAGCGTTTCGAGCTTCTCGTTTCTCTTCTCTCAGTCTGAGTTGTGCTTCGACTCTATAACTTGTAGTCACTGTAATTACCTCCAAATTTTGCCTCCAACTCTAACAGCTTCAAGTTAGCTTGTTGTTGGAGCCTTTGCATCGCAACGTCGAGTTTATCATCAGCTACTGACTTTTGCGTACTCAATCGTTGTTTCGCAATCTCTGTTTCTAACAATTTATCCAAGGCTCTGGACTGCTCTTTGGCTTCGAACTGAGCTTGATCCACCTCTATTTCCTTGTCTCGCAACGCGAGTTCTTGTTGTCTAATCTGAACCAGTGGATCTTCTGGGCTACCCTGACCAATACTAGCCAATAGCTCTGTGGTTAGTTGTGCCAAGATAGGTGCAGAGAACTGTTCTTGTATCACTCGCAGCTCTGACATCATTTGCTGCACTTGTTCTTGTGGCACTTGACCGCTGTTTGCTACCTCCTGCATCTGCTGTATTTGCTGTTGAATCTCTGGCGGTATTCTCTCTTGTGCCATGTCAGCAGCCATAAACTGAAGGTGCTGCATCATGTGAGAGATAATTAGCCCTTGCAAAGCTGGGTTAGTTTTCACTAGCTCTGTGAGAAACAAAGACCTATGCGCTTCGATGTGAGCAACGTGATTCTGGTTAGGAAATGCTTGAGCTGGCTGTCCATTCATCAAAGCAGAGTTTTCCAAACCAGCATCCAACGGCATCGGTGGTTGTGGTTTCGGCGGTGGTGTCAGTAAGCTATCTATGTTGTCCACACCCAAAGCACTGTACATCCGACGATATGCTTCGTAGATACCCTCCGGTCCATGAATCTGAGGATTGGATTGAACCAACTGCATCAGCTCCTGAGCCATCGTTATTCTCTGGCTTTGAGAGAATATGTTTGGGTCACTGACAGGAATGATATCTACTCGACCATCGAAGTCCTGCCCCTTAATTTCTTGTATTCCGCTGCCTGTTTGATATGGGTAGACCGGAGGCAGAAACTCAGCAAAAACTTTTGCCAGTAGTTGAAACTCAAGCTTTTGACTATGGTGCAACCTTTTATGTATTGCACTCATCACCTTGGTTCCTCTTTCGAGGAGCGCCACGGTGGTTCCCACTGGCATACTTTGATTCATGTCGCCAACATTCATGTCGGCTATGGAGGCAAACCGTTTGCCTGAATCCACCAGCAAACCAAGCAGGGACATCAGCACGTTGCTTGGTTCTTTTATAGGCAGAGGTATCAGGTTCTCTCTCAGAGATGCACCTGTTGTATCTATGTCTCTGAACTCTCCGGGCTGGAGTGGGTCATCCTCATCTCGGATTCTCATGCCTCTGGCTTTGAATCCTGCTGGTAAATTGGCAAGCGTCCCTGCGTCAATAAGCTGACGCAGTATGCTAGTGCTTGCCTTAGCCAAACCACCAATCATGTGGCTCAGACCCAATCCATAGAACCCTAATCCCGGCAAAAACTTATACTGGATGAAGTAGTTCACTTTTTGCTTGAGCGGGTCGCCCTCGATGTAGTTCCTGCGAATAGACAGAACCTTTTGGCTCGGCTCATCTATCGTGACGATATAAGGAAGCTTCAAACCTGTTGGTTCTCCCATTTCGTCTAAATCTTCGAACCCCTCGATGTCGAGTATGGTGTGAACCTCGTAAACAACCCGGTCTCTGTCCTCTTTGTAGCTTGGACCCATCCCCTCGATTTCGTCTATTTCTTCCTCAATCTCATCGCGGTTATAGTTTGTGTAACCGCCCTTTAGTTCTATGTCTGCGTAGAAACCGGATAGCTGTTGCTTTCTGATTTCGTTCTTTGACATATTGAGAACGTGAGTGACTCGCTCCGCTGAAAACAGGTCCGTGGATTCGTATGGAACAATCAGGTCTTGCGGCTCGATAAATTTACTGATGGCTTTCTGTTGAGTTACGTCAAAATAGACTTTCTTAAAAGCTGAACCAGCTAGTGGTAAATAAAACAAAAGCATATCCAGTTCAGAGTCGTACTCCTGCATAACATTCATGATGTAGTAGTTCATGAAGTTCTGAACTCTTTCAGCTTGCTGCTCTACCTCAGCAAACCTAGCTCCCACAATCTCGGTTTTGACCGGACCTTTTGCGGGTAACAATTCTTTATAGGCTTGTGCCTGAAACTGAGTGGTGGCTTCTGCAAGTATCGGATGTATGACTCCGGTTGAACCCTGAAACGGGCTTGACCTCGCATCATCGAACTTCATGCCCAGATACTTCAGACCGTCTACATAAGTTTTTTCCCACTCACTACGGGACTCTTTGTCGCTGCGAATAGATGCTAAGACATCCTTAGCAAGAGAGTTTTGTTCAGTCTCATCGAGGTACTCAACCAGATTGTCGTTGAATCCAATCTCTGGTTGCTCAACGACCTCTTCTGATCCGGGTATGACTATTTCATCTTGCGTCACTACAATAGACGCAGCTTCTCGAATCGCCTCTTCTCTTGTTGGCTCTGGATCGACAAACATCTCGCGGCTGAGATTAGTGACCTCTGGTGTCTCTTGAGATATTTTTCTTTCTACAGCCATCAGTAATAAACCCTCCGGTCTCTTCTAAGCGGCTCCATCGCGTCTTGGTAATCGTCCTCTAACGCCACAAAACCGCCCTGTCGGAATCTCATTAGCGCCATTGTCGAGCTGTCACAATAGTCATCGTTGTCACCGAAAGGGAAGCTTGCCATCTCTTCGATCACTTCTTCCGCAAACTCTGTTTCTGGAACCCAAACCATACCAGATTCGAATATCGGCGCTACTGAGTTCATTCGGGCAATCTTATCCTGACCTCGGCTTGGTGTATACGCCGTTACCGGAATACCCATTCTCCTAAGCTCTTGGGTTAGCGGAGTACCTGATGCTTTCGCCTCGATAAGCACACAATCAGGTTCCCAATATTTCCATTCTTCCCAAGCCAGTTTTTTAAGGTCTGGAAAGTCAAGTCGTACACGCTTGGCATCCAACAAAATAATCTCTTCGGGACCATCCTGTATTGGCGTGAAAACCGCCCAAGTGGTTACTGCTGAATAGTCGGCAGATTCTTTCTTACTAAAGGCCGTATCATAACTTTGAATGACGTAACTGTATGGCGGGACATCACCCTCCCACACATTCCACCACTCTCTTTTAACAATCGAGCCTTCTTCAGAAGTGGGGTTCTGCATCCACTGAGCATTCCATTTCGGAACTGGCAGTGAAGCTTTAACGGACAACAGTTCTTCCTTGCTCCAGTATTCAGGCCACAACGGTTCCTGACTCTCAGGCATGATTGCAGGAAACTCGACCAGATCCCACTTGTCGGCGTAGTCATCTCCCTGCTTCTTGAGCACCTGACCAACCAAATCTTTGGTGCTCCATCTTGTCATTACTATCACTACTATCCCTCCCGGCTGCAAACGCTGCCGGGGTCCAGAAGTGTACCAATCATATATGCTGTCCATTGCTGTCGGACTGAGTGCGTCCTGTTCACTTACAGGATCATCAATTAAAAGGAGATCAGCGCCCCGCCCTGTAATAGCACCACCAACACCGGCAGCGAAAAACTCCCCGCCTTGTGAGCTGGTCCAGCGTCCTGCTGATTTGTTATCTGCTTGCAGCTTGAGTTTTGGGAAAACTTGCTGGTAATCGGAGGAGTCGATGATGTTTCGCACCCTTCTACCAAAGCGAACCGCAAGCTCTGCTGTGTGAGTTGTTTGTATGATCTTCAGGTTTCCCCGCAACCCCATCATCCACGCAGGGAAGTAAGTCGAGGCGAACTCTGACTTGGTGTGTCGAGGAGGGAGGCAGACGATTAGGCGCTTGAGTTTGCCCTCTGCAATCTTATTAAACTTGTCTGCAATTATCTTGTGATGTCTGCCCTCTACAAAATCGGGCCACTGACTTTTAACGAAGGACAGAAAATCAGCCTGACAGTCTTCTTGTTTTTCAAGCTGGTTATAACGATTTAAAAGAGCAACCGCCTCGGC